AGGGTCAGGGTCATTTCTTCCCCGGCATCGAGCAGCGCCTTGAGGGCGGCGACTTCGGTCCGGGTGAGCCAGGCGAATTCCCTGCCCCCCTCCAGGGTGATGGGGCGACCGGCCTGCTTTTCGCCCTGTTGGACGATCAGCGCGCCGGTCAGGCTGTACTCCGTCGCCTGGGTGAGGGGCGACCAGTCAAATTCATCCGCCCAGCGCAGCCCCTGCGGCAGCGTGAGCGCACCGAGCGTGAGGGCCATGGGTTACGCCGCGAGGTCGAGGTACTCGTAGGTCCACGGCGAGGTTTCCGTGGACGGGGTGAGCAGGTCGCCGGCAAAGCTGCCTTTGACGTAGCCGCCGGCGACCGGGTCGAACGCGGCGCTGGCGGCCAGGCTGACCTTGTGGATTTGCAGCCGGCAGCGTTTCTGGCTGACCTTCTCGGTGCCGGTGCCGATCAGCTTGAGGTAGGCCGATTTGGCTTGGCCGCCCTTGTAGATTTCGCCGGTGCGGGTGGCTTTGTAGTAGTTGGCCAGCTTGGCGCCGACGGCATCGCTATGGGTGGCCTTGATCAGGCCGTTGATGTAATCCACCGTGTACTTGGTGCTGGCGATTTCCGTATCCGGGTCGCCATCCGTCTCCAGCACAAACGGGGTCGCCACAGCACTGGGGATCAGGTATTTGTTGGCCAGCGGCACCCACACCCCCAGCGCCAGCGTCACCGGTTCGTCGGTGACTTGCAACTGCGTCTGGGTGAGTTCGGTAATGTCCGCGCCCAGCATCAGCCCCATCAGGTAGGGCGGCATGTAGTCGGCCTCGGCGCTGAGGCTGGCCGATTCGGTCGGCTTGGCGACGGAGGCGAGCAACTGGCCGTAGGTGCTTTCCATGTTGGAAATCAGTTGCTCGAATTCCTGGGTCTGGCTGGTGATTTCCAGCTTGGTGAAGTTGACCGGATCGTAGAACGAGGTCGGTTCGACATCGCCGCTCCAGACGCCGAATTTGAATTCACAGCGCAGGTAGGTGGCGCGGGAGGCAACAGCAAGGGTCATGGGGGGTTACTCCAGTTCAAAACAGAAAGGATTGGGTCCAGGTCACGCCCCACAGGGCGACGCGCAGGACGTTGACGTGGCCGGTGTAGAGGTTGTCGGCGGCGAACGATTCGGGGTCGGGCAGGCGCGCGCCGGCCAGACTCCAGCGCTGGTCAGGCAGCCAGAGCAGCAGATCAAAGGCGGTGTCCGAGGCCAGCGTGGCGCGGGGCTGGGCGGGGTCGGGCGGGTCGGCGGGGACATCGGCGCCGAGGACGTAGACCGCCCAGCGCACCGCGCCCAGCCAGCCGGTCTCCCCGTAGGGCTTCAGGTCGCCGATGCCGGTGATGGCGACCAGCAGGGCCGGGGCCTGGGCCAGCAGCATCGGTAGCTCGCGCTCGGTGAACTGGCCGCCGTGGGCCGCCACGGTCAAGTCCGGGTAGCGCGCCGCCAGGCCGCTGACGACCGCCGCCTGGATCGCGCTGGGCGGGGTCATAGCGCATCGCGCCCGAATAAACGGGCGTTACTGGTGAGGTAAACCGGGGTTACGGCGGCCGTACCGGCGGGCGGTTCCGGGCGTTCTTCGCCCCGACGGATGGCCGCGAGCGTCGCCAGCGCGGCCTGGTAGCGGGTCTTGCGGTCGCTGAAATCGGTCTGGCTGGCCAGGGCGGTCGGGGTGGCCAGGTACAGGGCCAGATCCACCGTCAGGTCGGTCACCCAGTCCGGGACCGTGCTGAGCGGCACCGTCCAGCCGATGGCGCGCAGGGTGCGCTCCACCGTGGCCGAGGCCTGGGCGCAGGCCAGGGCGATGGCGGCGGCGTCCAGCGCGTTGTTGGCGTCGCGCGGGCCGGCCTGGGCCAGTTCGCCCGGATAGCGCGCGTCAATGTCGGCCTGGGTGGCGTAGGTCATCAGGAGAAGGTGTACAGGCAGGCGTGCTGCCAGTAGCCGTAGCCGACGTTGCGCCAGGCGCTGACGCCGTAGCGGTGCATCCGCTCGTTGAATTCCAGCTCGGAGCCTTCGGCGATGGCCGCCATCTCGACTCCCCGCTCTTCCTGGCGGATGAACGGCTTGACGTGGCCATCGGTGCGGAACAGGGCGAACTTGTCGGTCCAGGTCAGCCGGGGGTTGATGGCCAGGTCGTACCCGAACCCGCCCAGGCTGCCCAGCGCCTTGACCGTGCTGTCGGTGCTGGCGATGACGCTGGCGCCCAGCGCGAGTACGGCCGGCTCCAGGTACACCACCGGCACCATCAGGGTGAAGCGGCGCGCGCCGGCGTTCATCGGCAGGCCCTGATCGTCCTTGAGTCCCAGAATCTGGGCGGTGGCGGCCACGATGGCCGTCTGCATTTCGGCGGTGGTGGGCTGGGTTCCGGTCGCCGCCGCGCCGCCGATGTTGTTGTCCTGGGTGCCCGAACTGCCCTCGGCATGAGCGTCGCCGAAGAAATAATCGCCGTCGTAGCAGCGGGTGGTGGCGCCGGCCACGATCAGGTTGGTCAGCAGGTCGGCCCAGTGGCTTTGCGCCCGCTGCGCCAGCTCGTTGATGCGCACCTGAATCTGGCCGGTCTTGTCCCGGTTCATCCAGTCCACCGGGATTTCGAGGGTGGCCTCCCAGGGTTTGTTGAACAGGGTGATGCCGTCCTCGCGCAGCGGCTTGCTCAGGCGGCCGCCGATCCACTCGCGCATCGCCGGGGTCTGTCCCAGCCAGCGATAGGTTTCCGATTCCTGATCGGAGTTGAACAGCATCGAGGTCGCGTTGACCCAGGCTTCCCCCTGATCCTGTTCGAGGGCGCGATAGAACCGGCCCATGATGGCGCGGCTGGAAAGAGTCTGATAAGGCATGAGAAACGCTCCTTAACCTTCGCGCGCCCAAATGCCGCGCTGTTCGGTAACCATGTAGCCATCGGCGTCGCCGGCGATCAGGGTGACGAAGTCGCCCCGGCGCTGGGTGGCCTTGGTGCAAATCAGGTCCTTGTCGTCCTGGCCGGAGATGTCCGGGCCGAGGATCATGTCGCCGCTGTTCGGGTCGACGGTGACGGCGGTGGTGCCAAAGGCGCCCACGGCCAGGATGGTCAGCCCGGACAGGCCGGCGGCGATGGCCGGCAGGGTCAGGGCGTCTCCGTCGCCGGCGGCGGTCACGCAGAACAGCTTGCCGCTGTCCTGGGCGTCGAAGGTCTTGGTGCCGGTCAGGGTCTCGCGCACGGTCTTGTGCGCCCAGGGGTCGCGGAGCTCGGGGCCGAACTCGACGATGGCCACGCCGGCGCTGACGTAGCGGCGCACCAGGCCGATAAAGGAGCCGTCGGCGGGGTTGAGGGTGAAGGTGTCGTCGTCGCTGGCGTAGACCGGCTGGCCCACGTCGGTGATGACGGCGCCGGTCACGGCCAACTGGATCAGGCCCTTGGCGCGGACCTTGATGGTGATGGCGGCGGCGGCCCCGGCGCTGTTGTTGGCCTGCTCGAGGGCGAAGCCGACGAAGCGGTCGCCGGCGGCCAGCGGGCGGGCGTGGCCGGTGCCATCCACCAGCCCCACGGCCGCGCCGTCATAAATGATGTCGCTGGCGATGACGGGATAGTCTTCGATTTCGCCCACGCTCCAGGCGCGCGGGCTGTTCACGGCCAGGGTGGTCATTAGGCTTTACTCCCCAGGATGGTGGCGCGGCCGGCTTCGGCGGCGCGGTAATAGGCGAGATAGGTGTCCAGATCGCCGAACTCGGCGCGCAGGGCGGCGTTGGCGGCAAAGTCGGCTTCCGGCGTGCCGGCCGGCGCGGGCGCGGTGTTCAGGCCGGACTCGGCGCCGATCAGGGCCGGGGTCTTGGCCAGGAACGCCTCGAACTGGGCGACGCCGTCCTCGGTCTGGCACATGGCGCGGTAGTAGTCCACGGTGGCCGGGGCGATCTTGCGCTCGGTCAGGGCGCGGTCGAGCAGGGTTTGAATCGTGGCGGCGCGGCGCTCGGTGGCGAGGGTCGCGAGTTGCTGCTCGGCGTTGCTGGCGCGGGCCAGGGCGGCGTCGTAGTCGGCGCGGGGCACGAACCGCTCCAGCGGTGGGGTGTCGGCGCGGTTGCGGGCGGTGGCCAGGTCGGTGTGCAGGGCGGTGATGGCCGCCAGGGCGTCCGCCTCGGAGGCGCTGGCCGCCAGGTTCAACGCACGGCACAGGGGTTCGGGTAACGGCATGGAAGGGTCTTCCTCACGGTTGAGCGCAGTCAGGGGTAAATTGGGTTGGTTGGTCAGGCCGACGCTCAGGAGCTGCACGATGCGCTGGTCGGCTTTCTGGTAACTGAAGACGGGCGACAGGTAGCGGTATTCGCGGGCGGCGATCTGGGCGGCGGCTTTTTCGGTCCAGGTGACGCGGCCCCAGACCGCGCCGGCGCGCACCGCCAACTGATCGATCCAGCCGGCGGCGGGGGCGTCGAGGCCGTGGGGGGCGCGGTGTTCGCTGGCGTGTTCCCAGTCCACCACCAGGGCGGCGTGGCGCTGGGCGAAGGCGGTGACCACGGTCTGGGGATCGGGCAGGGTCCAGGCGCGGCCGTCGGCGCCGGTGATGGCCGGGCCGGCGGGCAGCAGTTCGATCCAGTCGGGGGCCTGGCCGTCGAGGGCCAGGTTGCGGGCGTGAGCGGTCGGGGGATTCATCCCGTGACCCTGGCGCATCGGGCGGGCGGGCGCTATTCAGCGGGGCGAAAAAAGCGCGCCCGGAGGGGCGCTCGGCGACCGGCCCAAAATCGCGTTTTGCGGCGTTTTGCGCCCGACCCGCTACCCCAACCCTCCCGCGCCGGGAAAATCGCGTGTAGCGATTTTTAAACGGGGTTTAAACGGGGTTGCGGCGGGGGGCGCGGGGCTACTTCGCCAGATAGTCGTTCAGGGCGTCCAGGAGGTCGTTACGGTCCTCGGCGGATAGCCCCAGAAACGGGCGGGCGGGGATGTTCCCCCAGGGGACGGACATGCGGCGGGTGTGGGCCTTGACGGTGGTGGAGCCGGTCTTGGTGCGGCGGCTGTAGGCGTTGATGGTCGCGGTCACCGTGCCGAAGCTGCCCTTGGCCGCGCCGAACTGGTGGGTGGCGCCGTAGGTCAGCGGGGTGCCGATGCGCAGGCTGTCCTTGTCCACCTGCTTGGTCAGGGTGCCGCGCAGGACGCCGGAGAGGGTGAGCGGTTTGTCTTTGTGGCTGGGCTTGCGGGCGCGGTAGGCCGGCGACAACGCGGCCCAGGCGGTGCCGTCCGGGGCGGTCTGGGTGCGAAACCGTTCGCGGGTGCTGTTGAGCAACGTTTCGCCCACGTCCTTGAAGAAGGGCGTCAGGTCGCCGAGCTTGGCGGCGAGCTGGTTCAGCGCCGCCTGGATCTCGGCGTCGTTGATGTCAATGTCAATAACGGTTTGGGCGCCGGCCATGTTGGAACCTCCGAGTCGAACCACCCCGGCGCTGCGCGCCACCCCTCCTTAGCCAAGGAGGGGAAGGGTGGTGGTGAACGGTTCCCCTCCTTAATCGCCGCAATACAACGTGGCGTTGCCGATGATGACGGGTTCAGGGATGGGCATGTTGAATTTCCTAGCGGTTAGGTGTACCTAAGGGCTTATCTGGTCGTCGGTGCCTGCAATCGGAAACAGGACGGTCCTTTACCGCTTATGCGGGTTCGACTCCCGCCCGGCGACCGGGTACCTGGATCGGTTCCCACTCCTCGCCTTTCACGGCGCCCGCAATCGCTTCGTCGCTGACCCGGAAGGCGGACACGATCAAGTTAATGCCGCCCTTGGTTTTTTTCGGGTCGAATTCCACCGCCGCCTTGGTCGGCCCGAATTCCTCGGCGACAAAGATCAACTTTCCCGACTTGCGATCCCGATAAATCGCGCCAGGCTTGTCGATCAAGCCGGGCAGCGCGCGCCATTCCTCTAGCGTTAATCCGGTTTGATCGGCTTCGTGCCGCTTTTGCTTGGCTCCAGCCGGCAGGTTATCGCGGATGCCGATTTCCGCCGTCGCGGGCATCGGGAGCCCGTTAGCGTTCAGCCAACCCAACACTTCGCGATCCAGCCCGCCCACGATGGCCGTTCGGCCACGAGGATGGGCGTCGGCCAACCAGTCATCGAGCGTATTCCACCACGCCTGTTGTCTCTCCATCGCCACCGCGTCCTTGAGGGCATCCCACATCGCCGCGCCCAGCGGGGCGTCCAGATTCGGCAGCTTGCGGGCGATCAAGTCATAGAGCGGCGTGGTGCGATTGGCCCCCGGCGCATAGTCCCACCCCTTGTCCACGCCTTCGGGGCGCTTGAACTCCTCCCCGGTCTTGGGATCAACGCCCTCGATCTCCCGGTTATAGGGAATCTCCTCTTCGGGCGTCTCCTTCAGCCCGTACTTTTTCATCTCCCGCTCGGACAGAGATTCGATGTAGCACTTGCAGCCGAACCCCGACGGCGGGGTGTGCGTCGTCCACCACGGATCATCGTGGCGCCGGATGGTGCCGTCCCAGGCGACGTGTTCCGGCCGGGGTACCACGCTGGCGTCAGAGTGGCGGTAGCGCCACCAGGGGCGGGCGTCGGCCACGTCCTTCATCTGCTGGTAGCGCCCGGCGCTGTAGCTGGTGAACAGGTTGGTTTCGTAGATCACCCGCGTCCGCCACGCCTCGCCGGCCTTCGTGCCTTCGCCGGTCCAGCCGGTCCAGCCGCGTTCGGCCACGATCCGCGCGAAGTCCTTACGAAACGTCTGAATCGGGGTCCCCTCGGCGATGGCCTTCTCGACGGCGGCGTTGAGGTCGGCCAGCAGGTCGGCGGCGGTCGCCCCGGCGATGACAAACGCCCGGTCGTGGGCGGCGCCGAGCAGATCGTCCCAGCGGCGCGTCGGCAGGTTGAGCTTGGCGCGGAAAAACGCCAACGCCTCCTCGAACGGCAGCGAGCCGTACTCAACCGCCACGGCGCGGCGGCTCCACCCGGCGGTTCAGGCCGTCCTGGCAGGTCTGGCAGCGGTATTGCGCCTGCCGGCCTGGCCCGCGCGGAATCCAGCGGGCCGCGACGATGGCGGCGCGCGGTTTCCACTGCTGGCAACCGGCACAGAACAGTTGGGGCCGGTCGGGAATGGGGGGCGGGGTCATTCGGTTTTCCCGTATTCGGTTTCGCTGCCCAGGCTGTCGATCTCGTAATGCACATCGAATTGCAAGAACGCCACGTCCTGCGGGTACGTATCGGCGGCGTCGGCGGGATCGCGGTACAGCCGGCAGATCAGCATGGAGGAGAGCGTCTTGCCGGTCCCATCAATGCCGGTGGCGTTCTTGGCCAACTGGTGGCTCCATTGGCTGGGGTTGGGGACAAACGGGTTGCTGTCCAGATTCAGGGTGGCGGTGGCGGCGCCGGCCAGCCGAACCCCGTCCTGGGTCAGGCTGACGTAATTGGCGCCCGCGCCAAAGCGGGTTTCATCGTGAAAGGTATTAGGCATGGCGGGCGGCCTCAAAGCGCCCTGCCGCGTCGGCCACCGCCAGGGCTTGCGCCATCAGGGCGGCGAAGGCGGACGGGTCGAGGTCGGGGTAGAGCGTCAGCAGTTTTTCGCGGAACGCGGTCAGGTCGGCGCTGTCCTGGAGCGCGGCGCGGACCGGATCGAGGAGCGTGTTGAGGAGCGGATCGGCGTCTTCGCCGAGGCGCTCGACCAGCGGGGCGGTGGGGTCAGGAATCCCCCCGGCTTCGCCACCCCCCTTTTTCAAAGGGGGGTCAGAGGGGATTGCTTCGCCGCCCCCCTTGGAAAAAGGGGGGTTGGGGGGGATTTGATTCACGGCGCGGTTGAGTGCGGGCGGTGACGTATCGGTCGGTGGCTGAACCGGAGGCGCGCCCAGCAGTTCCGCCCCTTCGTCGGGGTCGGGCAGGTTGAACTTGTCGCGGATCACGCTTTGCTCGACCTTCAGCCCCAGCGGCACCAGCTTTTCCAGCGCCGTGACCAGCAGGGTCAGGTCTTCGGTTTCGGGCAGGTGGAAGCGGAATTCAGGATAGGCCTCCTGGGGGCCAAAGTTCAGATCAATGAACGGCCGCACCAGTTGGGCGTTGACGGTGTTTTGCAGCTCTTCGGCGTCGCTTTCCAGGATGTCGCGGCGCACCTCGCCGGCCTGCGTTTCGCCGCCCAGCCGGCCGGGGGTGGCGTCGGCGGCGTCGCTGCGGCCCAGCACCGCCTTGCTGATCAGGGTGTTCAGGTGCTCGGCCAGGCGCAAATACAGGTCGCTGCCCCCGGCGCCGGGCGTGGCGGACTGGAATTCGATCCGCATCGAGTCGTGCAGCAGGCCGGCGGCGTTCGCGCCCAGCCCCTCGACGGCCGCGCGCAGGGTGGCGAGGTCTTCGGCCTTGGCGGTGTCGCCGTAGCGGCCCAGGCGTAGCGGCATCCCGAACACTTCGGCGAAGCTGAGCCAGTCTTCCAGCACGATATGGCCGCACAAGACCGCCACCGCCGCCAGCCGGGCCAGGCCGCCGCGAATCGGCAGGCCCAGTTTCAGGCGCGGGGTGTGGACCAGGAAGCGATAGGGCGGCAGGGGGATGCCATTAACCCGGTCGGCTTCGTCCAGCAGGCGCAGGGTGACGCCGTCGGCGCGGTCATAGCGGAAATAGCGCGGATCGCGCCAGGTGTAGGCCACAGGCGTCCACGGCGTGCGGTCGGTCTGCCAGCCGATTTCCACCGCGCTATAGCCCTTGCCCAGGGCGTCGAGCAGTGCGGCCAGCGCCCCGCCGAAGCCCGGCCGGGTGACGAGCTGCGCGCGCACCGCGTCGGCCAGGGCGACGGCGGCAGGATCATCGCTGGCGGCCTCCACCTTGCGCGCCAGCCCCAGCACCGCCCGCTTGCGCACCCCGAGCACAGCGGCGTAGTGCGGGCTGCGTTCTTCCATCTCCTCGGCCAGGGTCAGATAGGCGTGGGCGTCGCCGTCCACCGCCGCGGTGAGCAGGGCGCGCAGCCGGGCCGGGGTCAGGCCGGGGGCGATGGCGTCGCGCCAGACTGGACGCGCACCGGTCAGACGGGGCGGGGCGATGGGGCGGCTGAGGTCGGCGCGGGCGATGGGCTGGCCGTCCGGCCCCACAATCCGGGCTGCGGGCATTTACAGCACTCCTCGGGCAAAGCCATGACGGGAGATGACGGCGGGGGCGTCCCGGCGCGGTCCCGCGTCGGGGCGGGAACCCTCAGGCCGGCGCGGGACCGGCTGATAGGCGAACCGTTCCACCGGGGCGCGGGCGGCGTGCAGGGCCAGGAACAGCGCCCAGGCGCGGTCGGCGTGGCCGCTGGCGTCGGATTCGGCGACGAAGCGCGGGGCGCCGGTGGGGCTGGTCACCCGTTGCAGCTTGTGCAGGTCGGCGCGCAGGGCGGCATCGCCGACCGGCAGGCGGATCTTTCTATCTTCAAACGCTTCCTTGCCGACGGTGGCCAGTTCCAGCTTGGCGGCGGCGGTGAACAGCACCCCTTCGACCCGGTAGCGGCCATGGCGGCGCAGGGCGTCCTCGACCGGCTTTTCGCCCATGCCGGTCTGATCCATGGCGCAGCGGGTGACGCGGTAGCGGGCGAAGACGGCGGCCAGCAGGGCGTCCTGCTCGGCGAAACTGACCCGCTGGCGCACGATCAATTCCCGCAGCCAGCGCACGTCGCCGACCGCTTCCAGCACCACAATGACGAACAGGTCGTGGCGGGCGGCGATGTCCACCCCGACGAAGCAGGGGCCGCCCTGGTAGCCGGCCGGATCGCCCGCCCCGGCGGCCTCCGCCCCATCAATCAGCTCATAGGGCAGCCAGGCGCTGGCTTCGTCCAGCCACTGCAATTCGTATTCTTGCGCCCAGGCGTCGGGATCGTTGAGACCGGCCTTGAGTTCGGCGATGTCGCGCGGTAGCCCGTCCAAGACGGCCTGGTAGATGTCCACCACGTGGCGCGACCAGACCGGGCCCAGATCGGTCGCGGTCATCAGCTCATAGAACTTGTTGCCCTTGCCGTTGGGGGTGCTGACCACCCGCAGCTTGTGGCCGGCGCTGATCACCGGGAACAGGGCCTGCCAGATTTTGCGGCTGTCGGCGTGAAAGGCGAATTCGTCCAGCAGCACGTTGGCGGAGAAGCCGCGCGCCGTGTCGGGGTTGGCCGGCAGGGCGGTGATGCGCGAGCCGCCGGGCAGGGTGATCTCCAGGGCCTTGGTGTGGGCGTCGAACGGTTTTTCCAGCACTTCACAGGCGATGGACAGGGCCTGTAAATGGCGTTTACAGCCCTCTTCCATCGCTTCCTTGGCTTGCCGTTCGCCCCGGCTGAGGATGACCCAGCGGCGGCGCTGGCCGCGCGCTTCGGCCTCCAGGCAGTCCAGGATCAGCTCCAGGGTGGCGGTGAAGGTCTTGCCGGTCTGACGGCTGAACATGCCGATCTTGAAGCGGGCGCGGTCGGCCAGCCAGCGGCGCTGGTAGGGGTACAAAATCCCCCCCAGCCCCCCTTTTTCCAAGGGGGGGGACGCAGCAACCCCCTCTGACCCCCCTTTTTCCAAGGGGGGGGACGCAGCAACCCCCTCTGACCCCCCTTTGAAAAAGGGGGGTGGCGAAGCCGGGGGGATTTTCTTACGCGAGGCCATAGACCTCACTCCGAATCCGTTGCAGGGTCTGAATGTCCAGGCTGTTCTCGCCGTGCTGGGCGGCGGTGAGCAGGGCGTCGAGCTTGGCTTGCACCAGGGCGGCGTGCTTCTTCTGGGCGATGCTGGCGCGGCTGAGGTCGGCGATGGCGCGGGCGACGCCCCCCAACAGCCGGACCCGCTCGCGGGGGTCGGCGTCTTCGGCTTCCTGGAGGGCGACCAGCATATTGAACATGTCCGTTTGCACGAGGGCCATGATCGCCTCGCTGCGGTGGTCGGCATCGTCGGGGGCGGCATCGTGGATCAACTGGACCGCACTGGTGGCGTCTTTGACGGCGGCCAGCCTGCGCTTGAGGCCCTGGCCGTAGGCATGAATCGCGGTCTTGCCGATTTCATAGCCCTGTTCCGCCAGCCAGGCCGCCAGGCCGTGATAGTCGGAAAAAGCGCGCCGAATCAACAGGGCGTCGAGTTCGGCGCGAGTCTCCTCGGGCAGGAGGGCAATCTTGGCCGGCGGGGGCATCATTCCCCCCAGTATTTGGCCGGGCGGGCGATGCCGGGGTCGCAGGGCGCGGTGTATTCGGCCACGTCCACGCCGATGCGGGTGAGCTTGGCGCGCCATTGCGGCCCGTCGCGGCCGTCCAGGTGGATCAATTCCCGCTCCATCAGATAATCCAGTTCGGTGCGCAACTCGCGCGGGGTGCAGGCCGGGATGGCCTGGCGCACGGTGTCGAGCAACAGGGTTTCGCCGGCGCCCAGCGGGCGGGCGGCGTTGAGGGTGAGCAGGATCAGCCAGCGCAGGGTTTCGCGGTGGCTGCGTTCGGGGTCAAACGGCAGGGCGGTCATGACGCACCTCGGCAGGATGTCGATGCAGGCGGCAATGCTGGGGATCACAGCGCAGGGCGTCGTCCACTTTTTCGGCCAGGGCATCGATGCGGTGGATCACCCCCACCTCCTGGCGGACGCTGTCTTCACGGCGCTGGTAGTACAGCGGTAAATCGATCAGCAGTTGGGTCAGGCGCTGTTCGGTGTGATGGGCGGTGGTTTCGATGGTGGCAAAATTGTCGTGCCAGCGTTCGCTGGCGTGGGCGCGACTGGCTTCCAGCGCGACGAAGCGGCTGTCGAGGCGCTTCTCAAACTGGATCAGCAACAGCCGGCCCAGGCCCAGCAACAGGCCCAGAAAAAAGCCGAACAGGCTGAACAGTTCCCACAGATTGAAGCTGAAGGTCATGGCGACGCGCGGCGGCGGAGGAATTGCACGGCCGCTTCAATCGCAAACCCGGCCAGACTGGCGGCCAGGGTTTGGCCCAGCGCGGCAAATTCTTCTTGCAGCGCCGCCAGGACGCGGGCGCGCTTTTCCGCCCCGCTCAGGTCTTTGCGCTCGTACAGCCCAACCCAGCTTTGGGCCGAACTCCACAGGTTCCGGCCACAGACCCAGGCGGACACCTGATCCAACAACAGCAGCGTCAGTTTGTTCATCTCAAAAGCTCCATTCGCAGTTAATCGCGATCCCCGAATCCAGCACCGAACCGGGGGTAGGTATTTGGATCCGCCGTTCCAGCCGGGCCGGGTCGGCGCTGGGCCGACAGGCGCAGCTCATCAGCAGGCTGCACAGCGCCAATGCCCAAATCCGCCTCGTCCCTGTCGGGGCACGGCGCCGCCGTGCCCCTACCTTGCAAATCAATCGGCGGGAGTTCGATACGGACGGTCTTGGGTTCATCGGGCAGCAGACCAAACGCGCCGGCGACCGTCATGACGACGCCGAGCCAAAAGTCGATTTGATTGAAGAGCGCATCGGGGTTGACGGCGTTACCGCGCAGGGCCTGAATTACGGTCCAGGCGCCGCCGGCGATCCAGACGATCCCGCGCTTGGTGCTCGCTTCGCGGAGGTTGGGCCAGTTCATCCCGGCCACCCCTCGCGCAGGAACAGTTCCCGCTCGGCCTGGCGGCGGCGGGTCAGGCCGGTCAGGCGTTCTTTCTGGCCGGTCTTCGGATTCTTGGCCTTGTCCCACTTCAGAAATTCGTTGGCGGCGGCTTCGTACTGACCGGCGTTCAGGACGGCGTACAGGGTGGAGCCGCGAAACGCCGCATAGCCGACGTTGAACACGAAGCAGGCCAGGGCGTCCATCATGCTCTGAGTGAGCGGGACCCCGACCGAGACGTCGACCCAGCCGCCGACCGTGAGCAGATCGCGGCGCAACAGGTGCTCGGCCTCAGCGGGACTGATCGGCTGTTGGAAGCGTTCGCCGGATTGGAGCCGATGGCCCCAGCCGATGGTTTTGTGGCCGGCGGGGCAGCGGTAGGCGACCGGGGCAAAGCCGCCGTTGGGACCTTGCTCGAAGTGCTTGAGCAGGGTCAGGGCGGCGTCACTGGGGGGCGGGTGCGGCATGGGGTGAGGGGGTCCTTTGGTCTTTCGCCTTTCCCTTTTAGCCTTTCCCCTTTTCTTGCCCCCCGCTATTCATTGGCGCGAAAAAAGAGTTCGCTTTGCCGGCGGGCGCGTTCGCGGGCCAGAACGTCATAGATACAGGAGAGGGTCAGGCCGTGGCGGCGGGCCAGATCGGCGTGGTTGCGGCCGTTGAATTCGCGCCAGATGGCGGCGTCGCGTTGCTGGCGCTCGAACCGGGCGCCCTGGGGGATGTAGATCAGCCCGCCGCCCCACTTGAGGCGGACGTCTTCGGCCAGTTCGCGCGCCAGATCGGCGGCGACGACGGGGGGGAGCAGATCAGCCAGGCGCTGGTGGATCAGCGTCGCCAGATCGGCCAGGACTTCGGGGTATTCCGGGGGGAAGGTCAGGGGCAACATCGGCGGGGGCCTCTTCGCGGTGGACAAACTGGCCGGTCAGTTTACCGAGCAAGGCGCGAAAATCGGCGGGCGGCGGGACGCGGGGTTTTGGGGGGGAATTTTTCCCTACAAGTTTCCCCCCATTCCCCCCCACTTGGTCCGCGCCTCGATAAGGCTCGACCAGCGCGGCGGCGGACTGCATCTGGCCCTGGCGCTGACCGTCGCGGGCGCGGGCCTGTTCGGCGGCCACTTCGGCCTGCGCGGCGCGGGCGTCGCTGGCTTTGCGGCTCAGGCCGACCAGGATTTCGTAGAGGTAGCCGTGCGATTTGAGCGGCAGCGTCAGGGTCGGGCGGCTGTCGAGGATTTGGTCGAGAGCGATCTTCCAGTAATCCAGCGGGGCGGGCCAGGTCTGGCCGTGGCGCTCGATCTGGCCGGCGGCGAGGGCGGTGTTGAGTTCGTCCAGCAGGCGGGCGACGCGGTCCCAGGTCAGGCCGCGCCCCGGGGGCCGGAACAGCCCCAGATAGCGCACCAGCCGGTCGCCCAGCCCCGGCAGGGCCAGGGCGGCGGCGACGGCCTGGCGGGCGGCGGCGTCGGTCAGCAACGCCTCCAGACTATTCTGGGCGCCACAACAGGGACAGATCAGGCGCATCAGGCGGCGCTCGGCGGGGGAGGTGGGGGCGCGCGTTTCGCCCGCCGCTGCTGGTCGTAACTCAACGCGGCGACGAGGCGGCGCAACTGGTCGGGGTCGCAAAACCGGACCGATTCCAGCGCGAACATGTTACGGGCGCAGCCGTCGGCATAAGCCCAGCCCCGGCCGGCGTCGGCCAGCAGCGCGCCGATCTTGGCCAGCAGCCGGTCTTTGCCCCAGCCGGGGCCGGTGAGCGGGAATTCCCCCCCTCCCCCACCCTCCCCCGCCAGGGGGGAGGGCGCGGCGTTGGGGTGGCGGTGACTGGGGGCGGCTTTCGGGTTCCAGCCGAGCCGGGCGAACTCGTCCAGCACCTGCTTGCGCTGGCGCGGGTTGAGGTCGGCGGCGCTGGTCTTCCCCGTCACCCGTGCCAGGATGGCGCGGTAGGTGTCCTCGTCCCAGCCCATCTGCCGGGCGGCGGCGTGGATCCGCTTCAGATCGCGGGCGCGGGTGGGGTCGGCGTTCATCCCCACTCCTTCACCAGCGCCGTGACTTTCTCTTCGATGTCGACCAGCTTTTTAAACAGGATACGGTTCGCTTCGCGCTGCTGGCGGGCGCCCTCCTGCATCTCGTTATACAGAGCATCAATCGTAGCGGCGAAATCACGCTGAAATTTCTCGAGCTCCTTGGCTATAAACGAGGACAACAAAGAACCACGGGGCGCGTCGGGCCGAACTGCGACGCCGACCGGCTGGCCCGTGGCGAGTCTGAGCAGGTCGGCCTTGCGAAAAAAAACCCGCTGGCCCTTGCCGTATGGCTGCCTAAGCACAATCGGAAGCCCCCGCTTTATGGCCCAAACCTCCACCGAGAGATCGTCACCAATGATCCCGCGCGCGCGCAACAGGGACGACGAGACCAAATCGCCGGGAAGGGCGTTGATCTCGGGGATGAAATCGATCAGGCGTTGGATCGTCTTTGTGGGGTTCATTTGTATATCCTCTTGAATGGGTATGGTTGCTCATCAGGCCCGGCGCACCACCGCCGGGCGACCACCGGCTGCATAGCGCCGAGGCCAAAATCCGCATCGTCCCTGTAGGGGCACGGCGCCGCCGTGCCCCGACCTTGCTCAGGCGATCTCCTCCAGCTCCGTCTCAAACGGCACGATCACGAAGTCCTCTTTCTGGGTGATGGTGATGCCCTTGATGCCGGCGACGGCGTCGGGCTCGGTCAAAATCGCCTCCTTGTTCGGCTCTTCCTTGATCCGAATCAAGCGCTCCAGCCCGGCCTGCTTCAGCGCCTCCAGCACGGCGTCGAGGGCGCGGATCACCACCCGGGGCGGGGTCAGCCGCCACTTGATTTCACCGCTGGCGAGGCGGGCGAACTTGACCTTGCCGCCCTGGGTGAGCAGGTCGCGGTGCACTTCGCACCACAACTGCACCCCGCGCGACAGTTCCTTGATCGCCTCCAGATGCGGGGCGGCCTGCTTCTCCCAGGCTTCGCGCACCTTGGCCAGGTCGTCGTTCATCAGCGTTTCCAGCCGCTGCCGTTCGCGCTGGCGGCGGCCGATTTCGGCAATCGCTTCGATTACTTCATCACGGTGTTGCGGGACCCGGAACGCGGCGGCGTCCTGCTTGACGCGGGCGGCCGGGCGACTCATGGGGCCTCCTTGAGCAGCCGCGCGCTGGGCCGGAACTTGACCCGGCGCCCGGCGGGGATGATGGCCGGTTCGCCGGTCTTGGGGTTGCGGCCGGGCCGTTCGGCGGTGGCGATGACCTCGAACCGGCCCAGCCCCTTGAGGTGGATCGTGCAGCCGACCCGGAGGTGGCGGGCCATGAGGTCGATCAGATCGCCGAGGGCGGCGAAGGCGGTTTTTTTGGACAGCGCGCCGGTGGCGGCCAGGTGGTCGGCCAGGTCGGCGCGGGTAATCACGAGGGGGGTAGCTTCAGTCATGGGGTCGTCTCCGAGGGAATAGGTAAAGCGCGAGCGTTAGGGTTACGGGCAAATTCCCGGACGCCGGTCAGGTCCCGGTCCAGGGCGCGGTTGATGATGATCAGGAAGACGTCGGGCAGGTCCGCCATCACGCCATCGGCGATGCGGTCGGCGATGCGGTCGAGGACGGCCGCCCGGTGGCGGGCGTGCACGGCGCGGGCGTAGTCAGCGGGGGGTTCGGACATGAATCACTCCTTCAGGGATGGCTCAGCAGGTCGGTGTACCAGACCAGATCGGGCCGGCAGTTCGCCAGGGCCAGCGGGTTTTGCTGGCAAAACTGGCGCAGCGCGGCGTGGGTGATGACGTACTGGTGGACGCCCGGGCCCAGGCGCTTGGGCTTGAGCTGGCCGCGCCGCACCCAGCCATAGACGGTGCGCTCCGCACACCCCAGCCCGGCCGCCACCTCGGCGACGGTCAGGCCGGGGCGCGCCGCGTCGACCGGCGCGCCGCGCCGCCGCAACGCGCTGCGACGGACTTCGATGGCCGACGCGCCGCGCTGGAATCCGGCAGCGGCCAGCCGGGCCACGAGCAGCCGCGCCGGCAGGTAGCCGTAGTCGATGACGATCTGGTCCTCGGCGGCGGTCCAGGCGCGCGGGGGGCGCGCGTGGCGCACCGGGGACAGCTTTAACTGGTAGATGGCGCGGTTGTGCAACGTAGTGAAGGGAATGCCCCATTCCAGACTCAGCCGGGTGATCGCGCCCTGGCGGTGCTGCTGGTAAACCTGGGCCAGGGTGGCGTCCTGTTCGGCGGTCCAGACCCGACGGATAGCGCGATTGGAGGAGGCGATCATGTGCCCGCCTCCTGCGCGTCCCCGGCGAATGGCCGGGGAGGCCGCCCGGTGCGCACCCGGCGCCAGAGCTCGACCCCGAACAACCAGGCGGAGTACTCCGTCCACGGGCCGCGCCCGTCCACGCCAAAGCCGATGCTGATCCAGCCATACGGCCCGGCGCCGGTGTGCAGTTTGGGCGCGGCGCGCTGGACATCCAGCTCAATGCGGTAGACCGGGACATGGGCGCGCGCCAGCAGCGGCAACACCCGTTCGACCTTGCGCAGTTGGTATTCAAGGCGGCGGTTCATGCGTCCTCCTTCTCGTCGGAGTGGATGGCCTGAACGACGGTCATGGCCGCGTCTCCCCTTCCCACGGGCCGCCGGCGGCGGCCAGCTCGGCGGTGGTGCGGGCCAGGCCCAGATCCCAGCCGGCAATGCCTCGGCCGGATTCCGGCAACGGCGCGGGCGGCTGGAGGGCGGGCGCGTCGAGCACGGCGACGGCCAGCCCCAGCAGCCGCGCCAGCCGCGCGGCCTGGCGGACGGGCAGCACGAACGGCCCCAGTTCCACCCGGTCTTGGTCGAGCATCACTTCCAGGCTGAGCGGGCCGAACACGCCGCGCTGGCCGACGTCGACCGCGCCGACATAGATCGGATGGTCCAGCGCCGCCAGACCGGGGGCGGCCGCCGCCTCGGCCCCGCCAAACGGCATGTCGACGTCGGTCTCGGCATAAAACGGGATGCACTCGGCGATGGCGCTCATGGCTGACCTCCGATCTCGAAATAGCCGTGCGCGGCGTCGGCCGGCTGGCGGTAACTCCAGGTGCCGTTGACGGCGGTGGCCAACTGGGTCAGGGCGCTGGCCACGTCCAGCATCGGGGTGTGGGCGGGGACGGTGACGCGCAGATCAAACGTCACCTGGCGCGGGGCGCGGGTGCGGTCCTGGATTTGGGCGTGATGAAGCTGGGTGTTCATGGTTTTCCTCAACTGGTGGGGTCGAACAAAAAAGTACAGGTCCATCCGTTCAGTACTCACGGGGGAGCCGGGAATACGGGCACCCCGCGCGACAGGCGCGGTAGAGCTGCGCCTTGAGCGGGTTGGCGGTGGCAAACATCCGGGCGCGGTCCTGGTGCTGCTGGCATTTGTGCTTGGGCAGGTCGCCGAGCACCGGACAGCTCACGGTGGCGGATAGTAGGGAGCCTTCGACCAGGGTCTGTAAGCGGGCGATATTGCCTTTGTACAGGCCCTTGACGGCCTGGCTGATCATGCTGGGCGAGACGCCCAACTGCCGGGCGGTGGCGGTCAGGCCATGCGCGGCAATGGCGTCACGCAACGCGCGCATCCATTTCTCCTTCGTCTCCATCGGGGGCCTCCTCCAGGGGTTCGCCCTGGGAGTAGGGGTAGAGCTGGTCGCTATTGGGGTCGTAGACGCCGGTCAGGTCCCGCAGGGGATGCGGCCGGCGCGGGCCGCTGTTGCGCAGCAGCCGCCAGATGGCATGGCCGTTGACGCAGCCGTTGCGCTTGGGCCGTTCCAGCCGCAGGTAGCCGGCCCGGGCCAGGGCGCGCAGGTATTTCTTGGCGTTGGCGAGGCTGGCATCGGCGACCGGAGCGATCTCGGCGACAGTGAACAGCTTGTAAATCCGCATCGCGTTCCAGAGCCGCTGGCGGGCGTCGACCACGGCGTGATGCCGGGTGAGGGAACCGGGCGTGCGCGGCACGGACTACCTCCCGTTGCCGAGCAGGAACAGGGTCGGGCCCCAGTGGGCCAGATCAATCACCTCCCAGCGGCTGGCCTTGGCGCGGCGGCGGGCGGTCTTGACGTTGTGGGCCAGGTAGCTGATCCGGCCTTTGGTGGCGGCAAACAGGGCGTCGAGCCAGTCGTCGCTGATGGGGATGTCGCACAGGGTGTCGGCGACGGTGCGGGCGTCGTCGCGGTCCAGGTCGGTGAACCGGACCCATTGGAAGACGCGGCGGGCGAGCTGCTCGCGCAGCTTGATTTTCTGCTCGATCTTGTCCATGCCGACCATGACGACCGGCATGTGGGACTTGTCGTGCAGGCTGCGCAGGGCTTCCAGCATCCGCAGGGCGGTGGTGGCGCCGGGCAACAGCAGGTGATCCAGCTCGTCAATGAACAGGGGCCGACTCTTGGTCAGCATCTCATCCACGATGTACCGCTCCAGGTCGGCGCTGCGGCCTTTGGGCTCGACGCCGATTTCGGCGACGATGGCGCGGTACAGGCTGCCCAGGGTCCAGGCCGGGGACGCTTCGACATAGATGGCGTCGGTCTGGTTGAGCAGGTAGGTGAGGGCGGTGGTTTTGCCCACCCCGGTGCTGCCGTACAGCAGGATCATGCCGTCGGCGCCGGGATCGCGCTTTTCGACGGCCTCGAAGGCGTCCAGCAGGCGCTGGAGGTTCTTGACGGGGGCGACTTTGGGTTTCATGATGACCTCTCCTCTTGGTTTTACCTCTGGGTGGAACAGCCCGGCTTGGCGTGTGATGACGCCGGGCCGGGTTTTTTGCCGTCAATGACGGCGAATGGATGGCGGAGTCGCCAGAGCTTGATCTCGGCGCGCGCCCGCGCGGCGTCATCGCGGGCGTCCTCCCGCTCCAGCTCCAGGCTCAGCGCGCGCATTTTGCGGGCGGCATCCCAGCCACTCAGCCAGATCTCCACAAAGACGTTGTCTTGATGGAGATGGGGCGCGACGCGCGGCGCCCCCCGCAGAAAAGCGATTTGCCCCTCTCGGAATTCCCACTGGGCGAGGGCGCATTCATCGGCATAGGCGCGCGGCAGGTCGGGCGGCCAGTCGTTAGGGCGCATGGGCGGGTTCCTCCTGGACTTGGGCTTGGGCTTGGGCTTGGGCTTGGGCGCGGGCGAGGAGGTCGGCTTTCCAGGCGCGATAGCGGTCGCCGTATTCCAGGGCGAGCGAGCCTTCCAGCAGGCGCGGATGGGGGTTTTCCCGGAAAAAGGCGCCGGCGTACTCCACTTCGTCGGGCCACGGTTCGCCGCGCAGCGAGGCGGCGATCAGGGCGCGCATGGCCGAGGATTCGTTGTCGAAATTGCGCGGCGGCGGGAGGACCGGGGCGGGTTCGGGCGCGGGGGCGGTGACGTAGCCGATGGCTTTGAGCAACTCGGGGGTGTCGCCGTCGGGGCCGAGGACGTCTTCGCCCCGCCGCGCGGCGGCGGCGCCGGCCAGGCCGGGGCTGGTGTGAGGGACGGTGGGCGCGGGGAAGGCGACCAGCGTGCGGGCCACGGCGGCGCGGGCGGCTTGCACGTCGTCGACGGCGGCCTTGAGGTTCAACGCCTTGGCTTCGGTGCGGGCGGTCTTGGCGGCGGCTTGAATGTGCTGCTGTTGCAGGGCCTTGGCGTGGGCGGCGAGGGCTTGCCGGTCCAGCCCGCGCAGTTCGGGGCATTCGGCGACGGCGATAAAGCCGCCCTTCTCATCGAAACACCAGACCTGACCGAGGTCGCCTTCCGGGTCGTACAGCACGCGCACCCGCTGGCGGACGTAGCGCGCCAGGGCGGGGGCGAGGTAGGTGTAGCCGTCCACCTGGACGCCGTCGCTCTTGCTGACGGTGCGCCAGCCGTCGCCGGGGGCGGGGGCGAGCAGCAGGTCCAAGACCCGCTCGTCGCTGATGGCGCGGATCGGTTCGCGCCAGGCGGCGGCCTTGACCAGGGGCGATTGGCCGATCATGTCGTGGCCGCCGTGGGGGCGGGCGTGATAGGCGGCGCACCAGCGGTCACAGAAGGCTTGTAACTCTTCGGCGCTCAGGCCGGGCAGTTCCACCGTGCTGTTTTTGACGAACAGCCGGTCGCTGAATTGCTGGCGGGCGCGCAGTTGCTCGCGTTCGGCGACGCTGTGGCCAATATAGCCGGGCAACAATTCCACCAGGTCATGGGCGAAGGTGCGAAAAAACCGTTCGATATGGGGCTTTTGCCAGGGCGAGAACGGCGCGCTTTTCTCATGGACGATGCCCAGCGCCTGAAAAATCCGGGTCAGGTGGTGGCTGACGTAGTCCTGGCCGTTGTCGGTCTTGACCGTCTCCGGGACGCCCCAGCCGAGCAGGGCTGTGCGGGTCAGGGCGGCGATGGCGGCGGCTTTGCTGGTCTTGCTGACGTGGAGGGCGGCGCGGCGCGAGTAGACATCAATGACGCCGATCAGGCTGTGGCGGCCGCCCTGGAGGAGCAGGTCGGCGGGGGTGGAGTCGAGCTGCCATTCCTGATTGAGCCGCAGGATGCCGGCGGAGGCGTCGCCCCAGCCCAGCATGTAGCGCCCTTTCCAGGCGTCGGGGTCGCGCAGCCGACAGTAGAGTTCGGCGTTTTCGGTCTTCCAGCGTTCCAGCCAGCGGCGCACGGTCATCTTGCTGGGCAGCGGGTGATCGGCATAGCGGGCGGCGAGCCATTCGTGGGCGAAGCCGGGGCGGACGTGGGGGGTTTCGACCAGCAGGCCGCGCAAGGCGGCGGCGAGTTCGGGCTGGGTGTCGATCAGGCCGGTGCCCTTGCGGTTGCCGAACTGGCCGGCGACGCGGGCCAGGCCGAGCCGTTGCGCCTGGTCGCGCCAGCGGTGAATCGTGGCGAGGCTGATGGTGGGGATGCGGGCGCGCCGCTCGGCGGGCACGCTCAGCTCGCCGGTGTTGTAGCGCACCACGGCGGTCAGGAGGGCTTGCCCGGTCAGGCCGGCCAGGCTGTCGAGGATCGCGAGCCGGTCGCTGAGCCGTTGCTGGGCGCGGCCCTGCAACTGGGCGGCGGCGGCATCGCCGGCAGCCTTCGCCACCGGGTCAAACGCCCGCTCGGCCTTGGGTGGGGGCGGCGCGGGGAGCGGAACGGCCACCGGGGGCGGCGCGTCGCGCGCCAGCAGGGCGGCTTGCGCCTCGGCCGGCAGGGCCGAAAGGGGGTATTCGAGACCGCCGCCTTTCCCCTGACGGGAGCGAGATGGCCATGCGTATTTTTGGGCGCGGTCCCGGATGCGGCGTTCACTACTTGGCAATCCGGGCAAATCTACGAGTTCAGCGGCGCTATACCATTCTTTCATGATGATTTACCCTGATAGCGGGTAGGCCAGATTTCCTCGGGCTTGGTCCCCAGCGCATCAGCAATCAACCGCTGGGCTTTAGGCCAGCGAACGTGGAGAGCGTGGCCGAGTGCCCCAGGGCTATACCCGTGATGCCGGCTCAGCTTGCGCAGTGACCAACCTGCCTTGCGCAACGCAGCAATCACATCAGCGGGATGCCAGTCGGGGCTTTGGGGTGCGTCTAAATTTGTGTTCATGCTGCTAGTATGCGCCCTTTAAAAATGCCTCGTCAACATTTTTAGGCGCACCTCCTGGCGTCCGAGTTCGTCCGAGTTCCGTCCATGCTGGACAAAGCATCGAACGCTTATCAACAAAATAGGAGGATCTAAAAGTGAATGAACGACAATAAGTTAGAAAAGTCGGACGTTCCAAAAGAAACTCGGACATTGCGTCCGAGTTTGCCGCCAGAACTCGGACGTAAAGTCGGACATTTCCAGGAGCGATTAAAAGGCATCCTGAAAGGAAAGTCGGTGCGTGATTTTGGGCGCAAGGCGGGAATTTCAGAGGGCGCGATACGCCATTATTTGAATGGCGACAGCTTCCCGGACCTGGATCGGCTGGCATCTATCGCCCACAACGCAGGAGTCAACCTGCTTTGGCTGGCGACGGGAGAGGGTCCAAAACACGGAGAGACAACGACTTGCGCGGGGGATGCGCTGGACGAGGAGGCGCTGGCGCGGGCGCTGGAGGTGGTGGAGGAGGTCGGGGCGGGGGTGCCCCTGGGGAAGCGTGCGCGCCTGCTGAAACTGGCGTACACCTTATATATAAGGAGTGGTTCGGCCCTCGATCAGCCCAGCTTGAAGGCGCTGGTCAAGGAGGCGCTCTCTCAAACCATGTGAAAAGTGCTGAGAGGCCGTCTCAAATCCATGTGAAAAAACCGGGTGTTGGTTGTCGGGTAAGTTGTTGATTCTGGCAAGATCGCCGTCTTCCGGCTTCTTCCCTCTTTCTCAATCCAACTGATAATCAACATTGGCGGCCAGCACGACTTCCTTCGGCACCAGTGAACCCGCATAGAGCACCAGCGGGCATTCGCGGATCAGGCGCTG